ACAGTCACAGGAAAATTAAGATCAACAATTCATCACACAGGGTAATTTTTAAACAATTTATAAAATGGATAATTTACAGTACATCAGAGATGCTGTTAGGCAGCATGGCAATCGAGTTCAGGTGAAAGTAATTCGTTGGCAAATCAATCCAGCAACAGGCGCACAAGACATTCCGTATGAAGTGTCTGTAAATGGGCAGATTGCTCTTAGGGAATTATCTAAGCCAATCAACAAAAGGTCTTTTAGTTGGAACAGAATAAGACCAATTGGTGATCTTTACATCGGAAAGGTTAATATTCCAAGCGACCAAAACTCACTCAGCAGTCCTGAATTGCTTTCTAAACTTAAGGAAGAACTTAAGGCACAAGTAAGAGCAGAACTTGAGGCTGAAATGACTGCCGAAGCAGAAGATAAGCCAAAGCGCAAAAAGAAATCAGTTGAAGAGTCAGGTGATGAGCCTACTTTGGACACTGCTGCCCTATTCGATTCATTTAGTAATCCACAGATATGAGTATGAATATTAAAGAATTTTTGATTTCTCAGGCTAAGAGAGCCGGGGTATCAGATGATCCTGAATTTAACTTGATGATTTCAGCATCTGTTCTGAATGATATTCAAGTGCCAGAGGCTGTGAGCAATAAGTTCAATACCAATCTGTATGACTTTGAACTTGCTAAAACCAGCCTTGATCTTAAAAAGCACTTCATCAGCAATTACATGATGGGCTATGATGAGGAGATTGTTCGCATGGCTAAAGAGTACGGTCTTGATGGCAATGCGGTTGAGGAACTTAAAGTCACTAAGAACTCAGGAGACAAGATTAAGCTTGCCCTTAAGAAGATGAAAGAACTTGAGGAAAAAGCAAAGAATTCTGTCAATTCTAATCAGTCTGAGGAGTTCTTGAAAAAGATGTCTGAGGCTCAATCCAAGTATGATGATTTAGTGAGTAAGGCAGAAGCAGACAAGTCACTAATTGAGCAAAGGTATGTTTCTAAGATGAAACAATTATGGGAACAGACTCAGCTTAATGGCATTCAGTGGAATGATCAAATCCCTGAGGCTGCAAGAATCCCTGCTTACCAGGCAGTACTTGATCGCAAGCTTCATCAATTGGATGGTCAGATTATTTATGATGCTGAAAGGAATGCTGCTAAGTTGGTGAATGCCAAAGACCCATCATTGCCTTTGGTGCATAATGGAAGAGAGTTTAGTTATTCTGACTTATCTGCATTAGTTTTGCAGGAGAATAAGTTGTTAAAAGAAGCTGGTCAAGGTGGCACTAACTCAGCATCTTTTGCAGCAGGCACACAATCATTCCCGACTGCACCAGTGGTGAGTCAAGGCACACAACTTCCGGCATCAATTCGTTCTGCTTTAGCGCAGATTGAGAACACTGCTGCCAAAATGCGTTAATCCATTTTAATACAATGTCATTATCAACAGCTAATGTCTGTCCAGCGATATTAACCTCGCTTTCAGACAACCTAATAAACAATCCTGCCAATGTGCAGATAATGGGAGGCACACTTGCTGCCCTAACTGATCCTTCAAACCTTCGTGCAGGCCAAATCATTCGTCAAGCTAATGACAATGGAAGCGGTCACACTAAAGAGGTTCGTGTAGTTTACAAGCAGCGTCAGCTTGCCTCAGATGCAGTGGACACTAAGAGTTGCGAAGCTGGTCCTCAGATGAACTACATCGAGGAAACTTTGCAAATCAACAACTTCAAGCAGGTTTCATTCACTCTTAGCGAGGCTCAACTTCGTACTTTTTGTGACAGCTATTCGCAATTGGTTACCCTTACGGGGAGTTCTTCTCCGGGACAAATTGCCGAAAGAGCCAATGGAATTGGTGCTGCTCAAGGGCCGCTTTCAGTTGTTCGTGAGATGTTCGTAGATGTTCAGCTTTCTGCTAATGCTCTTGTGCAGGCAATTAACATTGACCTTCTTGGTCAAATTCAATCTGCTGCCGGTAACTGGTATGGAGGCGCAACAAATCCATCTTACACAGTAGAAGGTGCAGATGGTTCAATCTATGCTGCTGGTCTGTTCAACATGAAGCAAAACTACATGAACACAGGCTTCAATGGTTCTCCAATCATCATTGGTGGTGCAGGCGCACTTCAAAGAGTTTGGATGAATGATTCTCGCTATTTCGGACAAGGTGCTAATGGTATAAACTTCTCAACTGTTCGTGATAATACCGGACTTGCTGAGTTCTATTTTGATTCCAATGCAAACACCATCCTTGGCGATGAAGATGCAGCTATCGTTTTTGCTCCTGGTTCAATAGTTTACACTCCATTCCTTGAGTATGTTGGTAACTTTGGAAACATCGGGACAATGACTCGTTTCACCATGCCATTGCCTGGTTTGGAAAGAGTTTCTATTGATTGTCGTATTCTTCCATCGGAATGTGAGGAGACTTACAGTTTCTTCATGCAGCACTATTATGACACATATTCACCAGGTACTTCAATGTTCCCTGCTGGAGATGCGAATGAAGGTGTTAATGGTGTATTCACTGCTGATTTCGTTACAGCTGTTGCTCCTTAATCCTAATCTTTAGGACAAATAAAGAGGGAGGCCAAAAACCTCCCTTTTTTTGTCGAAAAACTGTTCAAACTAACCAAATTTAACACTATCGAATACTAAGGCCTAAATTCTCTTTGAGCTGTGCGCCTGGTACATGCTCACCATCCTTGATGGCTTTGCTAATCTCACTCTTCCAAGGCTCTTTCTTAATCAGCCAATAGCATGGAGGTAAATTGACTTCCTCAAGAATCTCCACAGAGACGCTTTTGCGAGTCGATAACTTAGCCAGTGGTGTTTCATACCTCCTAACTCCTTTAGAGTCCTCTTGCCCGAATAACATAAGTGCAGCAAGCAATGTATCTTTGAGTCTATCAACTGTCTTGTCCTTGCTCTTCTTTATTGCCTGGATGCGTTTGATTTCATCGGCTGCCTGCTCAGACTCTGACTCAAGCTTGAGAATAAACTTAGCATAGGCCTCAGCCTTGTGGCTAAAGTTATCCCTCCGGATTGCTAACTCTTCGAGAAGTTCATCTGTAACCTCTCCGCCATTCTCCTCCATCAAGCTGATGAAGGAGAGTTCTTCTTGGGTTAATTGCCAAAGTGTCTGCATAGCTTTTCAGAGAATTGATAAACTTTTAGATTATGTGACTTAGATTCTATAGTCAATAGATTTCTTTGTTCAAGTCTTTTAAAGACATCGTGTAAATCAGGAACATAATGTTTCTTTTTTATGTCTGTGACTTGACTTCCAGTAAATGGGGCAGTCTTATACTTATTTACTATATCTAATATTGCTTTTCTTGTGTTGCCTTTATAATGCTTTAACGGATCAACAAGAAACCTATCAACAGAAAAATCAATTTTATTGGCAGAATATTCTGGTGATAACTTCAAGAATAAATCTCGTTGTTCCTTTGTAAAATTATTAGCATCAAGTTTCACTGTATGCATTGTAGGCTGAGGCTTAGAATGCAGTGTGTGATTATTCAGAATTTTCTTGATTGACTTTTCAATTAATAACTCTAACTCCTGGTAGGTTATTTGTGTAATGGTTACTGCTGTCATGATTTAGAAAGGTAATTCGTCAAATGAATCTTGAATGCTCACAGGTTGTGCCACAGGTGTCACTTGTGGCACAGGCTTAGGCTGAAGAAGTTGCTGAAACTCCTTAGAGCCTCTGACCATCTCCTTAAGAAACTCAGGCATTAAATCAAACTTTGCTTGATTATAGTCAAGGACTGAAAACTCAAAAGTAGGGTTGATTTGGGCAGGGCATTCCATGCCTTTCATCACCGGACTAATGCTTGCAATCCTTTCATAAACCTTCTCAGGATTAGACTTAGAAGCCTGATGGAAGATGCTGATCATGCATGGCTTGCCAAGAAGCTTAGTGACATCAAATTCCTTAGCCTCCTCTTCTGTGAATGCCTTGCCTCTCCAGCCTGTGAGTAAGGCTCTGAGAGTTGATTTCTCGTTCATGCTTAATGTAACCTCTTTAGAGATGACACAAGGCTGCTCTCCTTTGTCTGAATTGAAGCAACGGAGTTCTGTGGGAAGTTCCCAAGTAATGCGGACTAAGTTAGTCCACTTCTCTTCACCTAAGTAGGACTGCTTAACAGTACCTAAGTGAACCATTGAATAGCACCGAGCTAAGTAAGTGCCTGCTGCGATCAATTCTCTCTGAGATGATTCGCCTGAACTTTTTGCGATAATTGCCATTTGTTTGTTTGGTTTGTTTATAAAAATTAAAAGGATGTGAGTGCCATTGCAAAAATTAAGAAGGCAAAGAATCTTAAGAGGTGATAAAGATTCTCTTTGAAAGGTGTTTCAGGAAGTTGCATGATACTAAAGAAAAAAATGGGAGGTTTTCCCCTCCCTTTGTTTGTTTTTATCCTTCTTTAATTATAGACCAACGAAGTTGAATTGGAGTATGTTGAGCAAATGAATCCTTTTCTAAAGTTTCCATATTTAAAACCTTTGTAAAAGAACCCCATTTATCTTGATACTGATAAAGTACTACATAATTAACATCATCGAAATAAATAGCATTGCTATAATTAATAACTGAACCAATTTCAAGTTGTCCGAAGGTTAATGTCTGAATTGAAGTTTCCATTTTTTTGTTTGGTTATGTTTTGAACTTGTGCTGCTCCGTTGCAGTGATACAAATGTAATACTTGTTTTTTTATCTGCAAATATATCTGCAAAAATAATTTAAGTTTTTTTTCTGTATATCCTCCCATACTTCAGAAGAGCATAATTCTGCTTGCTGTCCACAATCATCATCTTGCCATCTAAATCTTCCAGGTGAAGCCTGTGCCATACCTTTTGGAAGTGATCCACTGTAATGCCATACTTATCTTTATAGGCATCATAGGTCAGCCTATCCTTCTTGGGCCTTGTGCCTTTGATGGATAGAATCTCCTTGACCATTGCCTTATTGTAGTCATTGACCAAGACCCAAGGCTTCTGAAAGCCATTCATCTCAATCAGAGCAAAGGCAGACTTGTATCTGCTGAATCTATGTTGAGGTATGTTGAACTTCCGGCAGAAGTCACTCATTTTTAAAGAAATCATTTTTTAATTCTAATTGGCTTAGGTTTGCAAATGTAATTGCAAGAAATTTATGGCAGGGTTCTATTTTGAATTTTTACACAATAAGCCACTGATTGACCTATCCGGTGGCTTCAAAAAGTATGTTGGCAAGGAGGATGAGTTTCAGAAGTCGGTTGCTAAGTATTTAGATAATCTGCAAGCCACTTGGTTTCATTGCCCGAATGGAGGCAGCAGGAATGCGATAGAAGCAACTAAGCTGAAAGCAATGGGAACTAAGCCAGGAGTGCCTGACTGCCTCATCCTTGACCAGCTTAAAGGCTTCTCAGGATTAGCCATAGAATTGAAGGTAGGATACAATAAGCCATCAGATTTACAATTGGCTTTTCTTGATAAATTAGTAGCTCAGAATTGGCTTGTGCTTGTGAGCTATTCACTTGATGAGGTCATTACTGTTATTGATTGGTACTACAACATCTCTAAAAATGAAAATAAATCAGAAGGGCTTTTGGGAAAATAAGACTGCTGAAGGCCACCACCACGATCAGAGGCTTGCATTAGCAATTGGTGCTATGCTTAAGAAAGAAGAGTTAAAGACTCTTGTAGACTTTGGCTGTGGTATGGGCTACTATCCTGAGCAATTTAGGCTTGCTGGAATCTATTGCCAAGCTTATGATGGAAATCCTAACACCTATGCACTCACATTAGGCACTGGCAGAACTCAAGACCTATCAGTTGAGTTTGACCTTGGTGAGAAGTTTGATTGTGTCTTATCACTTGAGGTTGGTGAGCATATCCCGGCAGAGTTTGAAAGCATCTACCTTGACAATGTTGCAAAGCATGCCAAAGGTTTAATTATTATCTCTTGGGCAGTTCCTGGGCAAAAGGGTGATGGTCATGTTAATTGCCAAACCAATGAACACATTATTGACCAGATGCACCTGAGAGCCTTCACATTTGATGAGGTAGCAACCAAGGCACTCCGCAACTCCTCAACCCTGTGGTGGTTTAAGAACACCATTATGGTTTTCAGATAATAAATTTGGAATGTTGGCTTTATTGGTTTTTTATTTGCAAAAATAATAATCAAACATAATCCATGAGCCAGGAACTAATTGAAAAGCTTGCTGAGTGCAGGCGCATCTCTGACAATCACAGAAGAGCAAGAGACTATCACAAAGAGCAAACTGCCAAGGTCAAGCAATTGAACGAGGACAATCTGCTAAAGCTTAATCATGCTAACCAGGATTATCTGAAGCTTCAGAAAGAGTATTTTTATTGGAGATCAGTAACCTTTGCAATCACAGTGTTTGCCTTAGCCATGACTGTTCTATTCTTTCACTGCCTCAGGAAATGAAAAATGACTTTTCTAAATTCACATGCTTTGTTCGGGGCATAATTGAAACAGGCTTTGTAATCAAGCATTCAGATAAGGCTCTTAGGCATGATGTAAAGCTTCACTTTAATAGGCTACTCCATCATTCAGTAGAGTTTGAGAAGTTCCTGCACCAGCAGCTTGGCACAGACATGGCAGAGGCAGAGGATACAATCAATAGCTCAATCATTGGCTTGGTGTGGCAGATATTTGACATGGAAGAAGATGAGGTCAATAAGTTCATTGAGTACATTAATAATTTTGATGAGCATTTGAAAAAAGAAATTTAAAGTCATGAAATACACAACAAAATATTTAAAAGAACTTGCTAATGGTAATTTAGTAATTCCTCAGAGTAGTGAGATTTACAATGCTATGGTAAGAGAGACTTTGCGTGATTTGATTAGAGGCAATGACACTGATACTGTTCTTGAGGAATACATCCAGTGTGGTGATCTTGTTCCCTTTGACTATGTTAGCGACCTATCAGATATAATCAATGAACTTGCTTGCATTATCTTGGAGGAGAGAGAGGATACTAAAGAAATATTAATCCAGGCACAAGGCTACCTTGATGAATCAATTAAAAATATTGATAATGTCTTAAAAGATATGAAATAAAAGTAAAAACTTTTTTAGATTTGCATGTCGAAAGACCCCAATTGAGACCTGGGTTATAAGTAGAAACAAATGAAAAATATTAAAGCCTCATCCGGTAAGTACTTGTCAGCCTATGTTTCGGCTGGTCTCAACAAGGAAAACTGGATGAGGTTTTTCTTTTTATGAAGATTACAAGAGATTCAATGGTGATCTATCGCAGCTTTTATGATGCCATAAAGGAACTGCCTGAGAAAAATCAATTAGAGATTTTAAAGCAAATTTTTGAGTTTGGACTTGATGGAATTGAGTCTGAATTGACTGGTATTTCCAAGACTATTTGGATTCTTATTAAGCCAAATTTAGAAGCAAACAGAACTAAATGGGAAAGCGGATGTAAAGCTAAAAAGAAGCAAAGCAGAAGCAAGGCAGAAGCTAAACCGAAGCAAGAAGCAAGCGAAACGGAAGCTAATGTAGATGTAGATGTAGATGTAGATGAAAATGAGGATGTAAATGTTGATGTAAAAGTTAAAATAGATTTATCAGATTTATCAGAGTATGAATCTAAATATGGCAAAAACATGCTTGAAGATTTTAAAGCATATTGGACAGAAACTGACCAAAAAGGAAGAATGAGATTTAAGGCTCAAAAATTCTTTGACATTTCAAAAAGGTTAGCAACTTGGAAACGAAATTCTACTGATTTCCATACAAACAAAAAAGAGGCAAGCACGGATGTTCCGCAAGAAAATGCACCTTACAAGCCTCCACATCAGAAAGGAGTTGATTTTTCAAACTGTATCCCTAAAACCAAACAATAATGGAATTCCAAAACGAAGAAATAGAAAAGCAAGTGCTTTCTGCCATGATGCTTTTTGATGATGAAAGATTAGAAGCCTTTAACATCCTGCCATCAGTAGAGGTTTTTCAGGTTGATAAAAACAAGGTAATTGCAAAAGCCATCCAAGCTCACCATGATGCCGGAGAGTCAATCAATTTGGAAACTCTTGCAGTAACTCTGAAAAAATCAAATCTTATTAATGAAGCTGGAGGGGTTAGATATTTGACAAGCATTTTCACAAGCCTTAAGCATCCTGGTCACATTGAAATTCATTGCCGGATACTTGTAGAACAGTACCTGAAAATGAAAACTTATTTCATTGCTCAGGACTTGCTTGCTGGATCAACTTCTGATGCCATTGATATTTTTGAACACCTTGCAAAAATCCAGTTGCAATCGGATAACCTTCTTGCCTCAACTATAAACCAAACAGAAGAGAACTTTAAAAAAGCTTTGTTTGAAACTTCTGACAATTGGTTCAATCGGCCTGCTGGAACAGTCGGAGGTTATTCAACCGGAATAGAATCACTTGACAAGCTATGCGGTGGTTTTAATGCTGGAGAATTGACCATCATAGGCGCAAGACCAGGGCAAGGTAAAACTGCACTTGTTGTCAGCATAATGAGAAACTTAGCCAAGCAAAACATCCCATGTGGCTTATTCAGCTTGGAGATGACTAAGTCTGAACTAATCCAAAGGATTGCCAGCCAAGAGTCTGAAGTTTATGCTTACAAAATTAAGCAGAATGAACTAAATAACTTAGACAAGGATTCACTAAAAAGGGCCGTTGATAGGATGGCAGATTGGAACTTGAAAATAAGTGAGGATGGATACCTAAATATCAGAAAGCTAAGAACTAAGGCTACCATGTGGAAGAACAAGTTTGGAATTAAAATCATCTTCCTTGACTATCTTCAACTTATGGAATCGGTCAATCCTAAAGAAACAAACCGAGTAAACATAATCGGAGAAATTTCAAGAGGTCTAAAATTGCTTGCCAAAGAATTACAAATACCAGTCATTGCTTTGAGCCAATTAAGCAGGCGAGTTGATGAGAGACAGGATAAGATGCCGATGATGTCAGACCTTCGGGAATCAGGAAGCATTGAACAGGATGCCGATGTAATTTGGATGATGCTTCGGCCTGAATTTTATTATGAAGCTTCAAGTACTACCAAAATAGGAGACAGAGAATACCCTAATGAAAATTTGTGTATCATTGACCAAGTAAAGATGAGATCAGGTTCAACCGGAATCAAACCTTTAAAATTTGATGGCCCTTTAATGCGACTTAGAAACTATGAATAACATCAGCATCAGCCAAGTGCCATCCATGTGGGAAGGCACTGCAACCTATGAGAATGATTTATTTTACTTTCAACCCAAACAAGAGATGACAGTCCAAGACATTAGATTCTTATTAAATCGCAAGTGCAAGGCACTAAGAGCCAAACTTGAAACCAACCTCACTCCTGGTTACCAATCAAGATGGCAGAATCAACTTGAACTTTACGAATCAATCCTAAAACACTTACCTTTGCAATAAATCAATAAAGCTATGCTCAAGAAAGGATATTCAGCTAAGACAGTTAGTAGCAACATCAAGACAGAGATGAAAGCAGGAAAGCCTCAAAAGCAGGCTGTTGCAATTGCTTTGTCAGTGGCTAAGAAGGCCAAGAAAGCAGCTAAAAAGAAATAATAATCAACCTAAAAACTAAGGGGCATTAGCCCGGTACAAATTATGGCAGCACCTAAAGGAAATCAATGTTGGATGTTAAGGCTGAAACATGGCCTTGATGGGAAGTTTAAGACACCTGAAGAAATCCTTGAGAACTTTGAACAGTATGTTCAATGGGCAGAAGAAACTCCTCTCATTGAGGTAGACTTTCGGGGCAAGGATGCAACTGAGGTGAGATTGCCTAAAAAAAGATTGCTCACAAAAGAAGGTTTTGCTCTTGCTTGTGGCTTTTCCTGTTGGACTAAGCTTTCTGAATACAAGACTAAATCAAAAGATTTCGGTAGTGTCTTTACACGCATAGAGCAAGCCATCTACACAAGCAAGCTGGAAGGGGCTGCAAGTGGCCTATTTAATCACAACATCATCGCAAGGGACTTAGGCTTGATGAACCAGGAGCAAGTCACTATGCAAATGACAGAGGTTATCAGACCTACAAGTCCAAAGGAGGCTAAAGTAAGAGATTAACTTGGCTAAGATTGACTTATCAAGTCCTGACCTTTGGCAGGAGAAGTATCTTGATGTAGTAACTGACCCAAAGACCTACAACAT